AGACTTGTAACGGTTATACCGCTACAAGTCTTGCTTACCCTTTCGCGAGTAAGGTTAAGAGCGCCACGTTTTTCGACCGTTACGCAGGCCCCCTCCGCGCCACGGTTTTCGAGCGTTGTTTACACCTGCGGCTTGCGCCAGTGCCGAAGGCCAGGAGTTGACCGACCTGCGGGGCCTTACCGGCGGTGTAGCCGTCAAGGACGATGCCCTCGCTATAGCCGACGGGGTAATTGGCCGTCGAAGCGCATTTCTTGTAGCGGGTGGCAATGGCATTGTCCGCCGTGGCATACTTGTTGGGTTCGTTGAGTGTAAAGCTGTCCGTGGCCGTGGCCGTGACAAATGTCGGCTGGTCATTTCCGGCGACCACCACGTATTCGCCCACAATCATTGCCGCGCCTGCGCCCGTGCAGGATTGCGCCCCGGCATACTCCGCCGCGTAAGGATCGGTCACGGTATGGCTAGCAATGTCCGCTCCAGTAAGCACGCTATTGACGTTTTGTGCCAGATAGGTGTCGAAGCCGAGAATCTGGCCCAGCGTGGCAGTCTGTAATGCGTTGCCGCCGTCGCCGCGCTCGTTTGCCTTGACGAACTTGTCGCACAAGAGCATCTGTGCCTTGGCGCTGGGTGCCAAGAGTAGGGACCGCCCATCCTGCGGGGCCTTGTTTTCATTGAGGATTTTGTCCACCTCGACCACGGTCCCGTAGACATTCGCCGCATCCAGAGCGGCCAGGCGGCCGGCGCGCTTTGTGGGCGTGCCCAAAAAGGCGTGCGCCGCCACGCCAAGCACCGCCCGATCCACACCACGGGCCATCACCTTGATGCGCGGCTGCAAGTACGTCTGCACCAAGTCCGCGAAGGACTTGCTCAGTTCGCCGGGACGGATCGTGAAGGTTTGGTTGAACCACTGATTCAAGGGAACCAGCACGTCCGTGGCCGAAGCGGCCTGATTCAACGTCGCGGCGGCGGTGGTGTCCGTGCGGCGGCGAATTTTCGACTCGACCGGTCGGCGGGTGTGAACCACGTCGCCGTAGTCCTGGATGATGTTCTCGAAATCCCGATACACCAGCGACGCCACCACCGTGTTCTCGAAGAAAAGCTCCAAGGCTTCGTGCGCCCAGAGTTCCGGTACAAAGGCGTCCAGATCGTTGTCATAGCACGCCAGTTGCAACGGGGATTCATACAAAGGATTCATGGAAGAAAACTCCTGCAAAGAACAGAGGTATTTGCCTTAGAACAACCCCCGAGTGTCAGCGGCGCGCAAGCCCAAGAAGCTCGGGGTGCTCCTTGCGCATCTTGCGATATTGATCTTGCGTAATGTTCTTAAGGTCAACTTTGCCCGCCGAACCCGGCGAAAGGCCGCCGGTAGCCGAATTCGATCCCACCCCTGAAACCACACCGGATTTGAAGAGGTTCCCGTACATTTCAGGAAGCTCCTTCATCCGCTTCACCGCCGCCTGGGGTGTCAATTGAGTGACGGCTGGTTTTCCGTCCACAACGTCGTCAAGGTCCACGACAACCTGGTACTCGCCGGTTTCCTTTCCTGTGCCGTCCAGCGCCGGGACCATCTTGGTCTTTGGGCGCAGCAGACTCACGATCTGCCGTGAGTTATAGGCGTCGTTCGTAGCCGCCGCGTCCTGCAGCTCACGATTGATGTGCGATTCCCGATACCGGTTCTCCCAGTCCTGAGCGCGCCGTTCCGTTGCGGTGAGTTTGCCGGTGAGTGACTCCTCCATCTGCTTCTTTTCCCGCTTTAATGTCTCTTCCTTGCTGCGGTATTCCTTCAATTGCTCCTGCACTGTGTCGCGCTCGCTTTTCAACTGATCCCGTTCCTGTTCAGTAAGGTTCTTGCCCTCCAACAACTCACTGATCCGTCCCTCCTTCTCCTCCAAGAGCGACTTTAACTGTGTCTTGTACTTGGCCTCTTCACGCCTCCGATCCTCGGCGAGGAATTTATTGACATCCGCCTGAGTAAAAGTCTTGCTAACGTCCTTCGTCGCATCCTTGTTTGCGTCTTTTGTTGAATCTTGCGTCGCGTCCTTCGCCGCGCTTTTCTGAGAGCCATCGCCGGCTACATCACCAGTGCCGTCGCCTTCGTAGCAGCCCAACGTAATCGGAGACAAATACATGCCAGTCAACATGGAAACACTCCCGAGTAAGAGAAAGCCTGTTCGCCGCTGATTCCCGGTGAATCAGCGGGCAGTAATGACCGAACGGTCGAAAGAACGATTAACTGATGCGACTCAATTTGATCTCATCGGCGTCCCGCAGGAACGGACGAATCAGCCGCCAAGCCCCTGCATTTGGCACGCCGTTCACAACATGTTCGATGGGGACGTGATCCCTGGAATAAGTTGTTCTTACTGACGAATAGCCTTGGCTTAAAATTCCCAGGGCCTCCAATTCCAACTCTGGGTCTTTGCCATCTAAGAGCGAATGGGCGATCTCATAGCAGGCCCGCCTGATCGCTTCCGGCACATCGGCGTCAGCGCCACGGGGGAATTCCAATGCCTGTGACGCCTCCGCTGCGCGAATCTCAGCGCTGGTTGCCCGTGGATTCTGCCGCAATAATTCGTAAACTGGATGCTTGTGGCCCTTGAAATTCAAGGCATCGATGAGTTGCGTGGCGGCCCACAGGGCCTTTGGCCGATCGGACGGAGCGGCACCGCTCCAAGCCGACTCATGGAGCCTGTTGGCAAAGTATTCTTCCGCCTCTTCAAGCGTCCCGTAATACGCCACGTCCATTGAAACACCTTATGCGGCAAGCCACGAATAACCTTGTCCGGCAGCGTCCGCGACGAGGTAAACCTTTGACGGGTCATCTACCGGGATTTCGACCTTTTCTCCGGCCGGCAGCGAAAAACCGGTTGTCGTTTTAACACCCTGCATCCCCACAAAAATCACCCCCGTATTGCCGGGTGACGCGCGGACCGTCACTCCTTTGTATGCCTTGTGCGCGAATCCGGTCGTGACAATCGGTTGGCCTGTTATGCCGACAGAGCCTTGTCCGGTTGTGAACTGACTTATTGATTCTTGGGCAATATCCATCGGGCCGACCCCTTATTTATGTGCGCTTTCACCGCGAACCGGCGGCGCAGTGGTATCTTGAAATGTTGTGTCTCGACTGAGGGCTTTTTCTTGACTGCCTGCGTTGGCCGGGTCTGCGGATAGGTCATATACCCCGCGTGCCGCCGGATCGCTTCCAGCCGGCGCGATCCCCTGGGCCTGGGCAATCCGCGCCGCGCGTGCGGCGTGGTCCGCGCGGGCCTGCAAATACTCCTTTTCGCCAAAGCCCAAGGCCAGAGAGGCGGTTTGTTCACCAACTAATCCCGCCTGTGAAGCCTGAATGATCGTGTCAGGATCGCTAGTGGTATAAGGCGCGGCGTCAATCTCTCGATTGACTGTCTCAATGGTGTCCACTGCCACTTTTCCGCCTAAAAGCGACTGCACCATGCACTTGGCGATCTCTCGCTTCACTGTTTGCCCAGGGACGCTGTTCATCAGCTTCGAGAGCTTCGTGGATTCATCGATGCGGTCCGCGTCCGTTTTCAGACTGTAGCGGTCCGGGTATTTTATTGTGGGTATGGCCCGTTGCTGCGGATTGCGCTGTTCGTAAGCCGCCCAGAACTCGGCGATCTGTCGTTCCGCGCTTTCCAGCACCAGGCCGATATAGGACAGACCTGCCTCAAGTCCCTGATTATCTGCTTGCTTCGATTCGGCAGAGGCCCGCGTGGCCAGCGTCATTACCGCGAGATTAACCAGTTTGCGGATGTCGGCCTCCAACTTTTCCTGGAGTTCCATCGAGGCCCGCAAAGGATCGGGCGAGGGATTGATAAATGCCGGCCGCTCCGCCTTTATGTCGTAATACCGCCCTTGCACCACCCCGACCTTCACGTTGACGTTCTCTGCCGCCTGCCCACCCGCTGTGGCCGTGCCGTCATCCGTGGCAATTTGCTTTAAGTGGCTGCCGACCGCCCGGCCGTCTTTTTGCTCGGTGTAAAAGGGAAAATTTGCACGGATCGCATAATTAACGTCGCTGCTTACCAGGTTCAATAGGGCGATTTGATGCTGGCACACGTCCTTGATGAGCGAATCGCCTATGTCCAGCAGCACGAACGGAATCCGCGTCAGGTCCAACTCAACCGGCCCGCCGGGATTTCCGCTGCGATCAATCTCAAGGCCGTCTTCATTGTAGAATTGAATGCTGACCTTGCCGGTTTCATTGATCCACAGCCGCCGATAACGCTGAAATACGGTCGTCGGGAGCATCGTCTGACCGTCGTACTCCATCGACGTATCGCGCAAAAGGATCGCCTGGAACTCAGACGGCTCTTCGGCCTTCGTGCAACTGAAGGATAGTATGTCTTCGATTTGATAGGGATAAAGGTACGGCCGGGTGCCCAAGGCGTCGCTTATTCTCGGACCTTGGAGCACCGGATTGTCGACGAACACGCCCACTTTGCCCATCACCAGCAGGTCCGTCAGAACCTTAACGCCGAGAAAAACGTTCATCGTCGCGCCGCGGCGATCCACCCCGCCGTCCAACCCGGCGATGGCCCGCTGGTAATTCTGGCTGCCGCCTGTCCGCACGATGTCGCGCAAACGCTGGAAAATGGCGTTGCGGATGTCGTTGATAGCCGACTTGGCAAAACCCGGCACGGGCGTGAGCGCCTGCCGTGTGCGGAAATCGCCGTCGTCCTCGCGGGTGGAGAATTTCTCCAGGTAGCGATTCTTGAAGGCCCTGCCGCCTTCGTAGGTCAATCGCCATTTTTCCCAATCGTCCGCGCAGTCCGACCATGCGGGGTGCCGCGAATCAATGACTCGATTTTTATCAGTGGCGCTTACCATCGTTTACATGAATTTTGCGATGTCTTGGCCGATTGCCTGCGGGGCAAACGGTAAAGCGATTTCCGCATAGGTCAAAGCGTGGGCAAAATGCTCCGGGCCAGTTTCCACGTAGACAGCCACGGGATTGCCATGCTCATCGCGCTGAAGCGTTCGCACGAGGTTCTTGCAGTGCTCCTGGAATTCCGTGGGAATGTCACGTGGAAGCCAGATGCGTGGTGGATTGCTCTTGAACCTGCCCAGGGACGACGACAGCCATGAGGTGCGGTCAACCGTCAACATGGGCGCGCCCGTGTCTTCCTCCGATATTGACACTTCCTTTGCGACCTGATTCCGCCGATACCTGCATAAGCCCACAAAACCTGGAAACCTTCTGGCAAACCTGCGGGCCTCGTTAATCTGCGGATCGGCATCCACCACGGCGTACATCACCTGCCACTCGCACATCAGCCGGTCCAAAAACTCCCAGTCCTCGCCTGGGAATTTTCCGGCCCAAAGCACCTTGCATATCGCGGCGGCGCTAATATCCTTGTCCGGCACCGACGTAAAAAGCCATTCGCATACAACCGCGTGACAAACGGCCTGGCCCTGGTCTGCCCCCAAAGTAATCAAACGATCGCCGCCACGGGCCGGGCGCAAGTCATCCATCGAATGACTTTTTAGCGCTCGTTCGATCATTTCATCCGTGACCTTTGCCCCGTCGCCGATAAAGGGCATTCCCAGTTTGCTGTTGTTGAATTCCTTGGCCGCCCACTCGTCGCCAAACCCACGGAAATATGCAACCACCAACTCGCCCGGAGTTACCGTGAAACTGTAGAGTTGGTTGATGAAAAAGCCCCGCACCTCCGGGTTGGCGTTTGCGGCCATCGACTTCCAATGTCCAGAAGAAAGGAATTCCGGCTTTGCCTCATGTTCTAATCTTCCTTTGCACTCCTTGCACTTCAGAAATGACTGCTTGCACCTTACGTCAGTTGCATGTTCCCCGACGACCTCGACACAATCCGGCCAAACCAATTCAGTGTGCCTTCGGCAACGCGGACAGCGGAATACAAAATGCTCTTGCGTCGAACCCTTGAAAAGCTTATGGATTCCATGATCCGGCACGGTCGGCGTGGAAATGCCCCACACATGCTTGTGCAACTGGCCTGAAAGCCGTTCCAGGGCCAGCCAGATTTGCTTTTGCTCCATCTCATCCACTTCGTCCAGGATCAACTCGGACGCGGGGACGTTCTTGAGATTACTGTCTCCTCGTGAACCGTTTATAAAAAGGCTGTTGCTTGCCGTCTGCTTAAGATTGATGGAATTTATGTCCGTGAACATCGCCCGGATGTACGGGCTAAGGTTCAAGGCCGGAACGAACCTGGACTTGCTGAAACGGTTGGCGTTAAGCGTCGTGGGCAGCACATAAAGAACGTCCCGTTTCAGTTTGTCCAGCGTATAAAGCGCCCGGTTGATCGCCACCTCGGTCACACCCAATTGAGCACCCTTCATAACGTAATTGAAAGGTGCCCACGAATCATGCAGTTCCTTGACCCAGGGGTGATACTTCCACGAATACGGTCCTGGAAACGGCTCGCCCATTACGCGGCGGTAGGCCGCCCAACGAGAACAGGTCGTGAGCGTGCGCGTGGCCATGCCATTGGCGATTGCCTGCGTGAGTTCGTCCTGAAGTCTGTGCATCGTGTTTCATTGTTCTTTTGAACTTAAGGACTCAATCAAGGCGTCCAATCTCATTCTCAAAGCCGCCAAGGCATCGCGCGACGCGCCGGAAAGTCCGAATTGTACGTAACCTTCCATCATGCCGATGCACAAGGCGGTTGCCGTTTGGACATGCTCCCAAATCCTCTTGCCCTCGCCCTCGCTAGATAACACCAGATTGATGCTTGTTGGCACAGCTAGCCTTGGCGGGGGCTGAGGGCAACTGCGGCAGCGCTGGTTTCGCGGCGGCATGGTCTTAGGCTGCCGCAGCCGCTGCCTTGGCCGCAGTGACGGCGATGGGGACAACTAAGTCGGCGATCTTCTTGGCCTCGGCGAGTTTGGCCTCGATCAAGGCCCGGCCTTCGGGCGTCGAAAGTTTCTTGTTGAGCATACTGTCAAACGTCGCCTGGACCTCCTTAATCATGGTCTCGTTGCCCGCTTTGAGAATGGTGGAAAGATCGTGAAGCTTTTCCAAAAGCCCATTGGCGTCGGCGATGACAAATTCATCCAGGGCATCGGGAATGACTCGCATCCCGATCTCCCGCAAAGCCACAGACAAGGATTGGATGGACCGTTTCTTGGCGGCCAGCTTGTCGTTGCCCGCGAACAGCAGTTTGCCGGCCTCAGTGCCGATCAGAACACAACCCAAAACAACAAGCACCCACATGAGAACACTCATTTGTATTTCTCCAGTTGTTAAGACTTGGCCTTTTGAGCGATTTTATTCTGCAGCGTCTTCCACTGGCCGATACCGATCCCAACCACCAAGCCCGCGATGCAGGCCGCGATCCCGATTGCAGTTGAACTCGAACTGTCAGGTTCGACTGCCGGAGTATCGGGCGTCACGGGGACAATTGGTTCCGGGGCAGGCTCAGGGGCCGGCTCTGGTTCCGGCTTGGGCGTGGGATTGCTGTGGTTGCGACGCCAAGGAAGGATTTCTTTTCGATCGCCAGCCCCGTTTGCGGCATAATTGACGGCCTCCGAAATCGCGGCGTACAATCCTTCGGCGGTCATGGGAATCTGATTTCCGCACGCCTGATAGACAATAACGCCCTCGGGATTTTGCACCCTCACGCACGGCAGCGCCGTAATTTTGGCATCGCCCTCATTTGTGGCGTATCGTTCCTTGTACACGACGCTATCGGTCGTCACAGAATGAAAATGCACACTGGTCTTTAGCGACTTCATCTTGGAGTTGGCGTCGAACCAATCCAGGATTCGATTGTCGCCTTTGTCGTTTACAACGCTGATGTGCCACTTGCCCTGGTCCTGCGGCAAATTGACAACATGCTCTTTGGCCAAAACGCCAAAATCCTGTGCAAAGACCATCGAGGTGACTAACAATGCCACTAGAAATGCAATGCTGCGCATACGGATCTCCAGAATTAAGGTAAGGGGGCAGTCGGAGAGTACGTCGGAGTGACGGCCCAGCCGTAAGAACTTTTCCATTCCGCGAGAAACGTCTCTCGCGGAACCCACAGGAATTTGTCAATGTGGTTATTGTCCAAAATACAGGCGTATTTGTTGTCAAGGGCCACAAGGTCAACCATGTGCGCGCCGCCCATTACGGTCACGCCTGCGCCGCGCCGGGTTTTTAGCGCCCATTCCAGGAAACCCACGTCGCCTTTTGTGGTGTAGGCGTACTTAATCCCGAGCTTGTCCATCTTGGCATTGTGGTCTTCGGGATACTCGCCGCCGCTATATGTTTTACGCACCTCGTCAGCCAGGTCATATCGGCCTTGCCATCTCAACAGCGGAATGGTGGAGGCCCAGACGCAACTCCCGCCGCCCCAGTTTTGCTCTCTTAACGCCAACGGGATGTTGACCGTCGGGAGTTCAGGAGGATAGATTTTTTCCAGTGGTCTCAGCGCCGGCGCGGTTTCATTTACCGCCGCCAGAATCAATATCAAGCCAACGATGAGCCGTTTCATTTAAGCCTCCGTGGCTTTAGCAGTATCTCGCGCCGTCTCAAATGGCGGACAACGCGATTTGGATTCCAGCGGCTCGCGTTTGACGTTGGGTGTATGCCAAGTTCGGCATAAGCGGCCATTACCCACTCGCTGCAAAAAATGCTGTGCAGGTCTTGCTCGCGGAACAACGACTCGATCCACGACAATCCCACACCGGCCGACCGCATCGCGCCCATCTGATCGTATGGGACGTGGATCGTTTTCGTGAGGAAGTCAGTGAGGCGTTTTCTCTCGCTTTCATACAAATCCCTGTACAAAGGATAATGCCAGATTTTTCCTTCATACGCCTTGACGACCTTATCGAGCGTGTGCGCCTGCGTGCCGTTGAACGGAGCGCCTGTGATCTCGCACGGTAAACCATCGAGCGTTGTAGATTCAAACAACAGCGGCCGCCCGTCTGCGGCCTGGCCCATGATCCCTACATGAGAAATTCCCCAACGGGGAATTCCGTATGTGGCGAGATTCACAAGATCGCTGATCCAGCAGTCGCCGCTAAAGGCGATCAGATCGCCGGGTTTAGTCATGGGCGCAGTGTTTAGTTGCCGAAAGAACATCGGTTCCGTTTGAAAGAGAGATGCCCCCGAAGCTGGCGGGCTACTTGTGCAGTTTCCGCAGAGTCTTGGCCTCGGCGATCCGGCGCTTGGTGGTCGCCGTGATGCCCTTGGGCGGATTGCTGATGTACTGCGAGACGGTCATGCCGGCCCGCTTGGCCTGCGCCGTCAAAGCGCCTGGATGCCTGATTGAGCCTTGAATCCAATTCCTGGTAGCCATTGGAGTATTCGATGAAGAGCAGGACAGATGCGATTAGTGTCTATATATAAGAAAGTGACAAAATCGAGTTCCATCCCAAATTTTGCAGGAATGTATGCAAATGACGCGGCAATAGGCGGAACATTATTTAGGTACCTTAGAGGACACGTGGAACAAAGCTGTCAGATCAGGGAGTGGCTACCGGAGGCTGCCCTTGCTATACTTCTAGTTACGGACTAAGTCTCTTATGAGTATGTTGTACATTGGCAGCGACCTGTTACGTGTCAGGATCAAGACCTGCTTACGACGTTACTAGAATAAAATGACCTTCTGCTCACGAGCGGCATTCCTAATGAACAATCCGTCACGAAAACATCATTATGTTCCAAGGTTTTATTTGGCAGGTTTTACAAAGACGGCGTCCAAAGATGGTTTACTCCACGTCGTAGATAAAGAATTGGGTAAATCATTTGGGCCAGTAACGCCAAACGCAATAGCTTTTGAAAATGACTTCTATAAAGTCGAAGTACGTCCCGAATACAATCCTATGCTGATCGAACAGGTCATCGCTGAGATTGAGGCAACCTGTAGTAAAGTGGTCTATAAGTTGATTGAAGAGCGAACATTACCGAAAGGAACTGATTGTGAGACCTTAATGAACTTTGTTGCCTTGATGGCAACTCGTGTCCCTGGAATCCGACGGACAATTTCGGGATTTTTGGACAAAGTGATGAAGAGGTTTCTGCAAACTATGCTGAAAAGCGATGTAGGCTGGAAACAGTTTGTACAAACGTGTGAAGAAAATGGTCAAGCAGTCACAGAGACCCGAGAAAAATATATAGAAGTTGCAGGGAGTGAAGATATAACTATAGATATGGATCGAAGTTGGCATGTTGGTACTATGCTTGAATTGGGAAGTAGGCTTGTGCCAGAATTGGCTAAACGACATTGGTCTCTTTGGCTTGCCGAAGAGAATACCCCTGATTTGATATGTTCCGACAATCCTGTTAGTCTGTCATGGCATGTGTCACCACACCCTCCACTTCCTCCTGGTTTCGCAGCACGAGGCACGCTTGTGATTATGCCGATCAATAGACGTATGGCCGTTGCGGGCGCTTATGAAACTGATCTTCCAGCAATCTCATATCTTGATAAGCATTGCGTAGCAACTGTAAATCGTTCAACGTTGGAATACGCAGTCCAGATATATTCGCCAGAGAAGGAATTCACCTGGGCAACAACGGAGGAACACGTAGCAGGCGTGCAGGATGTTCTGGAATTATCAAACATTAAAGCAAACAAGAAATCCTAGCTCCAAGCTAGGGTAGCAAAGGAAGATAAGTATATTACTTCCGTTTATTCGAGTTGTAATAGTCTTCTGCTAGCTGTTTTCTCTCAAAACGTCTATTGAAAAGATTGTGTAATAGTCGGTAAAATATCACGTTATGTCACGGTCTATTTGATGGAGTAAAGACAATGAAAGATTTGGAAGGATTTTTCCGGCACGACCCAAAAACGAAGGGCGTGAAATTGGACACGGCCAACCCCCCGCCCAAGCTAGTCAAATCAAAAGAACACAAACATGGAGTTCAGCTTGAGAAGACTAATCCGCCGGCAATGAGGCGAAAGAGAAAGTCAATCGATTCTTAATAATCGAGAGCAGGGCGGACATCATTGAAATAATTGAGACAGATGGATTGTTAGTTAGCGGGGAGCGTTCATCCAGAATACTGCTTCGGCAAAACTCCCATGCAAACTCTGCCACTTATCGCTTCTTCATTTTGCGTGTTGCCACCACTGGCTGCTCTTTCATCTTGGCAGCTTCAGCCCGTGCGGCGTCGGATATGGCGGTCAAATGTTCCCTCCAGATGATGACATCCCCGGCACACAATGGGCTTGCCGTAGCCGTGCCGCTAAACCAGAACTTTATTTCCGGGTTGCGATTGGGCCGGGGTTTCGCAATGTCGGCCTGAATGAACATCTCCGTGTTGGAGTAGGTAAATGGCTTTGCCGTCAGGCGCACGCCCCACGGCGTCTTTTCTCGTTGAATCAATGCGGAGGTTTTGGCGACTGTAGACATTGTTAAACCTCGACTGGCTCCCGTTTCTTTGGTTTCCTGCCTTCTGCCCGCTGAAGGATGCGGCATACGGTCGGGCCGTTAAATGGCGTTCCCCAAGTAGTCTGATGGCCCATTTCATTTAGCCTTTCCGCAACCTTCCAGTAAATTCGATATGAATAGGGCTTTCGTGCAGCCTTTTTTGCCTTGCGGTAAACCTCGATCAGCTTCTGCAATAGTTTGGCGTCGCCTTTGGCTTTGGCCGCCGCGATCTTGGGGGCCATGCGTTGTTTGACATCCCTGGCTGCCGCGTCGGACAAGTCCTGCATTTCAGCCGCCTTGATTTTCACATCAGCCAGAATCTCTTGCATCTTCGGGATGAGGAACGCATAAGTCTGATTGGCACGCTCGGTTCTGGCCCTTCCACTGCTTTGAGCGCCTTTTTTCCAGCCGCGCAAGTGCTCCCGTCCTTCCCAATGATCCGGGCGGGCAGATGCGAACTTCATGCCCTGGACCTTTAACTTGCCAAACGTATCCCGCTTGCGTTGGCTTGCTCGTTGTTCCTTGTCCCGAGCGACCTCGGCTGCTATATGAATCGTATCCCTGGTGACATGCGGCTTGTCCAGACAGGCGAAGTCCACCTGTGAAGACTGCAAAAGCTGAGTGACTGCCACGTTGAACTCCAGCCGTCCCAACTTGGCAATTACAAGCAGGCCCCCGGATGCCTTTGCGTGTTCGATTGCCTCTGACAATTTCAACCACGTATACTTGCGGGCGCGGCGTTCGGTGTAGTTGGCTACGATCTTAGCCCCGTTCGCGGATGCGAAAGCCTCGGCCGCCTCTTTCTGGTCTTCCAGAGCCTTGTCAACCAGTGAATAATATGCGATAATCTTCTCGGCGCAAGCCATTTTCTACTCCCAGCATGTAATATGAAGCCTAATCAAATATTACATCAACTTAGTGATTGTCAAGGAAAAAGCCATGTGCCAGATAAGCATTCATTCTGGAATGACAGAGGCATTCAAAACTGGCTGCAAGCAGTACCAACCCCTCTGCAACGGCATCAAGCTGGACCCTGAGTGCGGCGATCCCGAAACGACCACGCGCAACCTGCACCGGATCGTAGCCAGTTCGCCCGAACGGTCCGTTCTGGCGGTGATCAATAGTGGCGACGGCCGCGTCCTCGTCGTGTTTACAGACGGCGAGACATACCTGGCCACCGGATACTCGATAGGCACCAGCGGCCCCGGAACCCAGGAATTGGCAAGGTTCCTGGTAGAGCACAACGGCGGAGACTGGATAGAGGATTATGACTGGATGCTTAAGGTCCTGGCCAATTGGCCCTCGGATATGGCCGGGCCGGTATCATTGCCTCGCAGTTAAGCCATCCAACCAGGCAATTGTCCGCCGCGCGTCGAGTTGAAGAGCGAGATAGCGAATCTCTCGAAACACGGAAATCGCTAACTCTGCAACTCGTTATGCAATCCAGCGTTACGGTAAGAAGTTACCGAAAACGGGTATTGAGGCCCTTCTTCCCCTATCTCCCTAATATATAGTCTGTTGTTTTATTCTCAATACTCTCCACAACGGATAATCGGGCAGAGGCTAACTAACCCTTGTCTTGCTAACTTTGTCTTCGCAACGTCGCACGTCAGTTGAAGTTGCAGAGTTAGCGGTCTTGGATTTCACGAGCTTTTTGATAACTCTTTGATAACCCATTAAGCTCGACAATATGCCCCTGGACGATTCACGCCCTCGCCCTCACGCTGCGATTGCCGCGTCATTTGCCTTGGACTCGACCCGAACCAATCTCCTTTCCACGTGATCCGAGCGTCGAAACAGCAGGCAAGACTGGGCCGTCGGCAGACTCGTCACCATTGGTCAATTTGACCCCACCCCATAGTCGTTATGCATTAGTAGCCTGGTGTGCTACTAATCGTGCTGCTGTAATCACTTATTATGCTTGCGATTACGGCTACCTATACTGGCGTTTGTCCCTGAAAATATAGGGACAAGGCCGAGTTTTCAAGGCGGAATGAGGATTCTCAATCCTAGGCAAAGAGGTCATCGCCGCGTAGTCGTAATGACACGCGGTCATGTGATGTCGTCAGCACGATCTCCTAACATGTCGTCATCAGGATATCGACAGAATCCTTGTAACCGCGCGCGAGGGTTTCCGCTATATGGATAGCTGGTCCAGTAGTTCAACCATGCGCGGACTGCTTGCCCAATAAATCTAGGCGCAGGACTGCGTACCATTGCGCCGGTTGCATTCTTTCGGCCCTGGTCGATTCTTAGTGCCCAATTGGCAAACCCTTCTTATATTCGCCGCTATGCGATTTATCTGGCAAGTCTAGTCTATAAGCTGTTGTACTGCATAAATCTATCATAATCGATCATAGTTTAGATGTTTTTTTAAAAAACAAGTAATTTACCTAAAGGTTGCTTTTGACTTGTCATTAAGCTGATGTACCCTAGTGATAGAGGGCAACATAAATATCAGCATCGGGAGTAGCAACCATGAATAGCACAACAAACAACACCTTGCAACGTATGGCCTATCATGCAACGCAAGAGGCGATTGCCGTATTAGAGCGCGCCTTGCCAAAGGCAAAGGATCAAAGATTCTTTGTCGCTAAGCTGGCAAGACTAGATCAGCGCTTAGCGTCATTAAGGGATGAATTGCAAGAGTAATCATCCCGGTTTGTGGCTTTTCGGTTTGTTCATCTTTTCTCTTTTCATCTTTGAGGCGCAACCATGAAAACCGTTTTCAAGAGCAATGAAATAGCGCATATATGGGCGCATCAGTCGGCACCGCATGGAAGGTGTCGGGGGAATGAGTCATTCGACGGCCGGAGCTATTACAGCTATGCAACGGAGATAGCCCGCATAGTCGAGCGCAAGGGGCAAAAAGCCTATTTGCTGAATACGTCATCGTATTCAGTGACTACATCTAGTCATCAAAACGGCGTTGCAAGGGCAATCCCTGAAAACGCCCATATCTTTAAGATCGGCGATTTCGGGCGGGGCGTCAGTCTTGATAACGTTACCGGTTCCATGCTGTTCGATTACAGCATCAAGCGCGCGGCCGAGTGCGCGGACAAGGCCGCAAGAGCGCGGATTCATAAGAACTGGCACCTTGTAGAGCAAGCCGAGTGGGTTAGGCAAGCTAAACAAGTGTGTTCATTCTACGGCCTATCCCGCAAGGTAGATGACAAGGCTATTGAGCGCTTGCAAGACCGAATCGCAAGAGAAAAATGCCGGCAAGCGAAGTTAGAAAAGGAACGACAAGCAAGGCTTGAAAAGGAAAACGCCCAAACCATCGAAAAATGGCTTGCGGGTGAAAACGTCTATTTCCCCTGGACCGTGGAGCGCGTCTATCTCCGCCGAATCGGCGATGAAATGGAAACCTCTAGGGGCGTAAGAGTGCCGATTCAAGACGCCAAACGGGCTTATCAGTTTGTCTTGAAACACAAAGACGATGCTTGGCGTCGAAACGGTCAACAATTTTCCATCGGGCGTTATCAACTGGATTCGGTCAATCATGCCGGAGTAATCGCCGGTTGCCACCGCGTAACGTGGAATGAAATCGAAAGATTCGCAACGTTGCAAGGCTGGAGAGAATAAAAATGCGATGGGAAACCTACATCAAGCGCGGCCGCCACTGGCAGTACATCGGCGAAATAAATGCCGTCAGTAGTTTGACGGCAGCGCGGCAAGCCTATCGTTTGTATAGATGCAAACGAGTAAAGCTAGGCTTTGGCAGTCACATTTTCGCCCAATACCATTTTACAAAAAAGCAACCAGGGAGTAACAACCATGAGCAAACCGCCGAAAACTTATCGACTAAGGGTAGGCACACTTGATGACGGCCGGAAAGCCTTTGCAATTGCCGGCTATTGCACGTCCGCCCTGGGCGATTATCGAACGGTTGACGTTTGGGTTTATGCGCCCGAAGCGCTCAACCATATTCGCTCAGTCCTGGAATGCAGTCATGCCCCGCCCGGTTCGGAAAAATATCGGCAAGCCTTTGATCTGATTGTAGAGGGGCGGGAATTGAGAATCGAATACACATTGCCCGTTGACATTGCCCGTTTGTTGGGCTGGAGGTAACAACCATGCAAGACAGATACAACCTTGACGTAGCAACGCCCGAAGAAGTACCGATCATTCTGGAAACGGTCGCAAACTATTATCGGGAATCGCAAAGCGAACTATGCAGCGCTTGGCAGGATGAAAACGCCGGCAAGGTTTGGGCGGATTTCGCCCGGATACTTGAGCGCGCCGCCGATTCATGCCGCAAGGCGATTTCCAAGAGATTAGGCTAGCACCATGATCGAATTACGGCAATCCATCTTAGACGGCCGGCGTATCGGCTATTCATCGGAAACCCGATTCCACGTGCAAGTGGGCAAGGGCAAGAGCGCGTATCGAACCGTTGCCATTTTCACGGGTAATCTGGCAGGGGCCGTTATCCACTTTAACGGGATAAACCTGGGGCCGGATTTTAAGAAACGATTATTGATGGAAGGGGGCAAGCCCTCCCCGGTATTGGCAAGGATTCATGCGCCATAACCGGGCATGTAATTTCACTCCGAACATTTTTCAACCAGAGAGCAAGCAACCATGAACATTAACAATCTTGACAGTTTTGAGAAAGACCTGGTTTTGAGGTGGTTTTTGCACTATATGCCAATGGGCAGCGCGGGACCGGTGGAACCAACCAAATCCACCCGCTTTGAATTCATGCGGCAATATCCCGCCGTCTACAACAAGCTAGCGGGCAGTGAAATTGTGCGCGTGATTCATGTTTCCACGGGCATTCAAGCATAGGGGACAAGCAACCATGATACGTGAACTGAGTTTAGAAAATGCCGCCAAAGAGGCGGCCGGAAACTGGCGAGAATTCCATTGTTTCTGGTGGCGGCGCGCAGACAATCTGCCCGATGCCGACAAGTGGGGAATTTTCTACACCCATAACCGGGATAGCGGGCTTTTAGATCAAAGCAACGCCGATTACATAACCACGGCGTTGCAACCGTTCGCAAAGGGCAATAATCCCGATGTGGTCTTTGAATCTCATTCCCACTGGGCTGTAGGCCATGTCGACGGTTTTTCGATTCGCGTTTTCAAACGCGGAAGGATTACAAGGGCATTCAAGGCTTATCACAAGCTAGCCCAACGTTTGGCCAATTATCCGGTACTTGATGAGGATGATTATTGCGAACGGGAATTGGATGCAACCTTGGAAAACATTCCCATTGTCGCATGGAAGCTAAAGGATCAGTATGACTTGCCGGAAAATTGGGTGGGGCAAGTATACCGTTGGTTCGCCGACCACGATTGCACGGCAATTGAAAATGTCGACGACCAGGGCGGGTATCCAAGCGAAGATCAGCTAAGGGAGGCATTCTGCGCCTTGGGCTATCGGGAATTGGCGGCCGCATAACCGCCCCTATAACCGGGCGGAAAAATCAACTCTGAACATTTTCAGTTGGGAGCAACCATGAAACCTATCGACGCCCACGTCATCGCCCTTGATGAAACCAATCATTATTTCATTGATCCGAAAGACAAACCGTTTATCAAGCAGATACGCGGCGTGTATTTGTATGACGCCAATCAGCATACATATTGCTGCGAATTCACGCCGAGTTATTGGCTGATGCACCTATACGACCAGGTGATCTTGAGCAAAGAGGGTGAAGCCTTGGACGAATTCGCCAAAGATGAAATCTACCAGAAATACGAATTT